GTGAAAAAAGTAGAAGATGCGAGAGATCCTATACCGGCACCAACAGGCTCACAGGAGATTGCACCGTTACCTGCAGGAAAACAAGATTTCTTTTTCAAATCATTTTTTCTCGATCAACTCAATAGTCAAAATGCACCGAAGGCTTCAACACCTCAAGGTTGGAGAGAGTTCTTAATCAAAGGAAGAAAAGTTCCTGAAGCAGAAATGATGGATACAGGAATTTTGCAATATCTAGAAGATACTGAAAAGTTTTTTCCTAACAAAAAAATTACTAAACAAGATTTAGAAAATCTTTACGACATGTCACCTTTAGGCAACCTAGAAGTGCGTGTAAAAGAAATAAAAGCTCCTGGATTTGATGAAGGTCAATTTACTTTGGATCAAGGACGACCTAGACATAAAGGTGCGGGTAATGCTGCAATTGACGAAGCTGCAGATGAGTATTTTGAAGTTGTAGTTAACGTCCCTCAACTACCCGGACAAGAAAAAGTTTTTGTTAATTCAGGACATTTTTCAGAACCGAACGTTTTAGGTTTCACTCGTGTAGGAACATACAAGAACGCTGACAATCAAACAGTGGCAGTCATTCAAGAAATGCAAACTGATATGCTAACCGAAGTTCGTAAAGAACAAGAGCGTTTGTTTGCAATGGTTAATGCACTGAAAAGACAACGTGCCGATTTAGCTAGACAAGTAGAACAGGCTCGAACTATAAGTCCCGGAAATGTTGAGTATGCCACAAATAAATTAAGACAGTTTGATCAACAATATCCAGAGAGCTTTTTGAATGATTTAGCAACAGATAATTTAATTCAACCTTTTCCTAATATCGTTGCGAAAGAATTAATTCCAGAAAAAACACGCAACCTAAATGCAATACAAGATGATATTAATAAACTAAGTATGGCAAACGTTGAACAATACGCAGACCCTGCTTATAAGACTAAGATTTTTGATTTAGCACAAGAGCAAACAAAAATTCTTGATGACTTGATGTCGATGAATCGAAGTTCAAATTATAAAGAAAAGCTTCAAGATTTTAAAGTACCCTCTACAAGCAACCGAGAGGAATTACAACGGATTGGAGAGACAGATACTTATCTACCAAGTAGTTATAATATGAAACAATTAGAATCGTTTCCTCCCATACCTTTTAATAAACAAGCAGACTATGTAGATCTATTAATTAAATCAACAATCAAAGCAGCAAAACAAAAAGGTATTGATCGAGTGGCTATTATGCCTGCCGACATAGGTGCTAACCCTCGTTGGAGTAAAACTACGGATGAAGCGAAAAAGAAGTTTCAAAACTTGTATGACAAAGTGGGTGTTCAACAACTAAAGAACATTGCAAAAAAGTATGATGGTACATTAAATGTAGAAAAAATTATTGATCCCAATAAAACTAATCGTGGTTTAACATTTCTTAATAAAAATCCAGACGGAGAGTTTCAGGTATTAAAACAAACAGAAACTAAAAAAAATTTATCAGATGCTGAAAGAGATGCTTACTATGATGAGGAAATAACTAGAATTGCAAGTGGAGTAAATGAACCAGGTACAATAGTTTTGACTAGAGAAATTTCACCAGGTCAGATGATGGATTACTACCTTGTAGAAGGTCGTGGAGATGCCACGGATGTGGGATATCGTATGATTCCTTTAAAAGAAAACGAAAATGCAGATGATGCACTTATAAAGATTGTGGAATATAACCCTAGCGCAATTGATATGTATACTATATCATTTGACCCTTCCAAATTGGAAGAACCAATGTACTTATTTAAGAAAAAATCAGGTGGAACTATTGATAAAGATAGTTTAGTTTCTATAACAGATATATACGGCGAATATGGTAGATAAATTTAACAGCTCATCACGCAATCCAACTGATATGGACGATGCTAAAGCATTAGGTGCAGGCGGTGATGATAAAATTGATATTGAAGAAGTAGGTAGTCAAATAGAAGTAAATCTATCTCCTGATCAAGTAGAAGATAGTGTAGAAATTATTGAAGATGGTTCTGCTATCGTTGGTGAAGTTGATGTACCTATAGCTTCAGGATTTAATTCTAATTTAGCTGAAATTGTTGATGAAGCAATTTTACAAGAACTTTCCAATGAACTTATTGAAAAAGTAGAAAACGATAGATCTTCTCGTGAAGAGTGGGAACAAGCTTACACGAAAGGTTTAGACCTTCTAGGTTTTAGGTATGAAGAACGCACACGTCCTTTTAGGGGAGCGGCAAGTGTTAGTCATCCTGTATTAGCGCAAGCGGTAACACAGTTTCAAGCAATGGCCTATGTCGAACTTTTACCAAGTGATGGTCCTGTTCGAACACAGGTTGTCGGTGCAAACACAACTCAATTACAACAAGCAGCAGAACGTGTAAAAGATTACATGAACTATGAGATTACTCATGTCATGGAAGATTATAATCCTGAAATGGATCAATTATTATTTCAATTACCTTTATCAGGAAGTGCATTTAAAAAAGTTTACTTTGACGAAGTCTTACAAAGAGCAACATCAAAATTTATTCCAGCAGAAGATATGATTGTACCGTATGGTGCATCTGACTTAGACACTTGTGATCGTATTACACAGATCGTTAAGATGTCTATGAACGATTTAAGAAAAAAACAAGTTTCAGGATTTTATCGAGATGTCGATTTACAAGCTTATGGTGATGATGAGGCAAGTGATATACAAGATAAAAAAGATCAAATAGATGGCACAAATCCAACCAATTATAAAATGGATGACATGTCTGAACTTTATGAAATGCATGTTGATTTAGATCTTGAAGGTTTTGAAGATATTGATCCTAGAGATGGTGAGCCTAGTGGAATTAAATTACCTTACGTAGTAACTGTTGAAAGAACATCTAATAAAGTTTTATCCATATATAGAAACTACAATGAAGCTGATGCTTTAAAAAGAAAGAATGAATACTTTGTACACTATAAGTTTTTACCGGGTTTAGGTTTCTATGGCTTTGGTTTAATTCACATGATTGGTGGTTTGACAAGAACTGCTACAACAGCATTAAGACAATTACTTGATGCGGGAACACTATCTAACTTACCTGCAGGTTTTAAATCAAGAGGTTTAAGAATACGTGATGATGATCAACCTTTACAACCAGGAGAATTTAGAGATGTTGATGCCCCTAATGGTGTAATTCGTGAAGCATTAATGCCTTTACCTTACAAAGGGCCAGATCAAGTTTTAATGCAACTTTTAGGTTTCTGTGTAGATGCTGCAAAACAATTTGCAACAGTTGCTGACATGCAGTTGTCAGAGATAGGAAGTTCACAAACTCCTGTTGGTACAACCATGGCACTAATGGAACGTGGCACAAAAGTTATGTCCGCAGTTCACAAAAGATTACACTATGCACAGAAAAAAGAATTTGAACTATTAGCTAAAATTTTCAAATTGGTTTTACCACCAATGTATCCTTACAATGTTGCAGGTGGACCAAGAGAAATAAAGATACAAGATTTTGATGATAACATAGACATTCTACCTGTTTCAGATCCAAACATTTTTTCAATGTCACAAAGAGTGACGCTTGCACAAAATCAATTACAACTAGCTCAATCTAATCCGCAGATGCATAATCTGTATGAAGCTTATCGAAGAATGTATATTGCTTTGGGAGTAAAAGATGTTGAACAAATTTTACCAATACCAAAAGGTCCCCAACCACAAGATCCTGCTATGGAGCACAGTGTTGTTTTAAAAGGAGCACCTCTTCAAGCTTTCCCTCAACAAAATCATGAACTTCACATAAAAGCACACAGAACTTTTATGTCGTCTGTTTTGGTTAAGTCAAATCCGATGGCGGTTATGAATTTAGCATCACATATCAATCAACACGTTTCGTTACTTGCAACACAAACTGTTGATAAAGCAATGGTTCAAGAAGCGGAAAAATTACGTCAACAATTCGGTGAGCAAGTTCCACCAGAAGCATTACAAGCTTTACAAATGCAGAGAGCTGCAGCTATAGATAATGAAATTGTAAAAATTACTGAGCAAATGGTTGGTGAAGAAGCAGAAGCAATGCAAGATCAAAACATGGATCCTCTTGTTTTACTCAAACAACAAGAATTAGCCATGAAACAAGCTGAAATGGAGATGCAAGCACAGTTAAAAGGTGAAAATCAAGCCTTAAAAGAAAATCAATTTGATTATAAACAAGTTTTAGATGCACAAAAGTTGAAAAAAGACTACGATTTAGCTAATTTACGTGCAGATGTAGCAATACAACGACAAAATCAACAAAATAGAGGTCAAAATGATTAGTTTATTAGCTGGACCAATAGCAGGAATGATTAAAGATGCTGTAACTGGCTTTGTAGAGACTAAAAAGGCAAAATCAGAACTGAAATTAACTGAAATTAAGGCTCAGAAGTCACT